ATCCGCTTTGGTATTGGTGGGACAACGCAACCATCAATGTAAGGCTTTGCAGACTTCCAGAACGCCTGTTCTTGATCGTCGGTAGGTGGTAGCGTTGCAATCATCAGAATGTCCCTGATGCGTTGCTCTAGCTTCTCCTCTGGCGTCTTTATATTAACAACAACGATATCCTGTGGCGTTGGCTTTTCAAGTCGGTTGTTGTCCTGTGAGGCAGCGAGGATTCGTGCTTTTCTTGCCTTAGCTTCCAGATGAATCTGATAAGCTAGTGAATTCTGTGATTGTAACTGTAATTGCATTACCTGTTCCATTCCATTCTGCGGTTATTTTTTGACATAAACTATCATCCTCTACGCACCCTGCATCTACGATTAGATCATTCAACGGCTTGAGAAGATTGTCTATGTCTCTTTTTCTTTTGTCTGGTCTTTGTATTGAGTAGTGAATTTCATAAGCACCTTTGATCGGATGCCCCTTATCCTTTTGTGTTTTGATCAACCAAGTGTTTTCGAGAAGGTATTGCCGATATTCTGCTGATTTTATCACTCCACGATTATGAACCGCTCGATATAAACGATTCGCAGATGGTGGATAGTAAACCCAAAATTTCATTAATCACCTGATAAAAAGTGCCACTAAGCGTACAGACCTAGTGGCACTCATCCTTGGGAGGAACGATTAGATAACACCACGATTGCGATGCTCACGCAACATGATTTGCATCAAATCTTCAGCCGTAAGTTCAAAGCCAAGTTCTCCGGCAATCTTTATGACTGCTTTCCAATGCTTTGGCATGATGCGACCAGTGACCGCCCACTGCGAAACCGCACCTTGTGTTAATCCAATTTTCTTAGCAACAGCCGTTTGGCTTCCGAGATGCTGGATAAGTTCGCGAACAGATTTAATTTCAATTTTCATCGTACAAAGTCCTTATGAATAAACACGGTATGAAAGCAGTTATTGCCTCGCTCTGGATATCTTACTGTCCGATTTGTCATCGCAATTAAATGCAAATCTTCGAGCCGCGATCTAACACTCCGATAGGTGCTTGTCTGACAATCGAACTGTCTGCTTAGATCAATGTCTGTAAAGCCTTGATAGCCCATATCATAAGCGTATTCGAGAACTTCGATTGCCTTCTCAGTCAGCTTAGGATGAACAGATAAAGCTGCCTCGATTGAGCTCTTCTTAGCTTGGTGAGGAAACATTACTCTTTGTTGAATATCCATTACGTTTTGAAGTGCATCTGTAAATTTCACCGCTATCTCCTGTTTTTTTGTTGCAGTAATTTTTTCTACTTTACAAATCTTTTTTTGTAAACTAATATTTTTTAGTCAATAAAAGAAAGGTTCAAAATGGTCACATACAGAGACTTACAAATTGCATTGAATGACTTAATAAACGCAGTGGCATTCGATAAGCTGACAAATTCAGAATTATCAGAAACAGCTTTGGTAAAAAAATTAATAAGTGCGTTAAAAACTTTACATGAGTCAACAACGGAGGAAGAAAATGACAGACAAAAACAAACTCATTGAGGCGTTATACCTCGTACAGAGTTCACTGACGGGAGTCGTGCGTGATTCGAGTAATCCGCATTACAAGAATCGATATGCAAGCCTTGAGGCTGTTATTGATACGCTGCGTCCTGCTCTACAGGCAAATGGTCTAGTCGTTACTCAAGCACCGGGCAGAATCACTCCTGAAGGTTGCATCGAGATCACGACCACGATCTGGCATATTAGTGGGCTATCAATCGTCAATCATCTTCATGTTCCACTTAGCAAGAGAGATGCTCAAGGTGCAGGATCAGCAATCACTTACGGATGCAGATACTCATTGATGGCTATGTTCTGCATTCCACCGGTTGATGATGATGGCGAGGCTTCTGTAGAACGGAACTTTCCAAAGTCTCAGACGCAATCGACAAAATCATCTAACTCGCTAAAGAAAGATCAGCCAAATCGGTGGTCTGAAGTTGAAGCAGCTATCCGAGCAACTCAAACTAAGGATCAACTCAAGGAGTACAAGAAGTCTATCGTTGAAGAAGTCTCTACATGGCCTTTGGCTTGGCGAGATGCTTTGACTGAGCAATACGAGGTACAACTTGATAGCTTCATGCTTAAAGGTGATTTCTAATGTCTGATAAGCCTTTATCGGAGCAATACCGTCTGGTTGCAAAGGAGTGGGTTGACGCCCACTCTGCTGCATCTCTGATGGAAGAAACCAAGTCTCATACGGTAGCCTATCGTATGTCTTTACTAGGCAATGAAGTGCCAGTTGGACGCCGAGAAATGGAAGTTAAAGCATCTCTTGAATACCGTGATTATGTTCGAGAGATGGTTGCACTGCGTAAACAGGCTGATCTGCTAAAGGTGAAACTGGAGTGGGTTAGGATGAGGTTCCAAGAGTGGAACTCGGCTGAAGCCAGCAAACGAGCGGAAATGAAATTATGAAAAGACAACACACAATGGCTGACAGGGGAGATGATCTTTATGAGACTCATCCTGTCGCAATTAACGCATTTCTCAAGCATCACGCAGATCAAATACCTCAAACTGTTTGGGAGTGCTGTGCTGGCAGAGGTGCGATCACTAGGTGCATAAACGCAACTGGTCGCAATGTTATATCGACAGATTTGAACGCCCATGAAGGTGCAGATAAAGGAATTGAAACGGGCAGAGATTTCTTGATGGAGTATATGCCTCTTGCAGATATGATCGTTACCAATCCACCATATAAACTCGCTAATAAGTTTATCAGGCATTCGCTATCTCTTGGATGCGTGTTTGCTGGGTTAATGCCTTTGTCATATCTGTCTGGAGCAAATCGTCACGACATCTTGCGGCATTGCAAAATGGTGTATGCTTTTATTGAAAGGCTCCCAATGATGCACCGAGAAGGATGGGACGGCCCTCGTAACGAATCGTCTGCAATCCCGTTTGCTTGGTTTGTTTTTGACGTTGATCATCGTAGCGATATTATACCTGTTAAAAGGATTTCTTATCGTGACTCGTCGATCAATCAGTAAAAAAGAACGGATGGAGTTGTTCAATGACCGCAAAGGCATCTGCCATATCTGTGGCGATAAAATCTACGCTGGGCAAGATTGGGAAGTGGAACACATTATTCCAATGGCCCTCGGTGGAGATGACCGAGGTAAGAACCTCGATTTGGCTCACATCGAATGCCATCGCGGCAAAACCAAAACAGATGTTGGACGCATCGCTAAAGCTAAACGGCAAGCCGCTCGTCACGTTGGAAAGAAGGTATCGCGAAACCCTTTGCCTTGTGGTAAAGGATCGAAAATGAAGAAGAAGCTATCAGGAGAAGTTGTCCTTCGTGGCGAAAAGACAAGAACACCTTCGACAGATGGCTTGGGCTGAATATCTTAAAATTCGGTCAGCGACTCGCGTTGCTGAAAATCTTGGAATTCCACCGACAACAGTTAGGTCTTGGATAAGAGATTATAAACAAATGAATAATGAACTGCCGCCGACACTACGATATCAAAATGAAATGACATGGCGTGAACAAACAGAAAGGATTAGAAAAGAATCAACAAGCGACATTCATGTAAACCATTATGGAAAGCCACCAGCAGGGCGATCTGCCCTAGATCAAAAACAGAAAGAACAATCAAATGACGAACGCCAAACAAATCCTTTCAACATCAATCGATACTATCGGAAGCCGTGCTGAAGAATATGGCGATGCCTCGCAATCCTTCTCCAGAGCCTCCACAATCGCCTCGACAATGTTAGATAAGACAATCACAGCCTATGATGTCAGTATCGTCCTGATGGCTGTTAAAATGGCTAGGATTGCACAGAACAAGACTCACATGGATTCTTATGTCGATCTTGCGGCATATACAGCATTTGCGGCACAGTTCTCAAATGCAAAGGCAACAGAGGCTGTCGAGGCTCATCGATTGCAGATTACATCGTTGAAATTAACAGACGAAATGACAAGCCAGATTGATGAGCAAGTTGCTAATCTGGTTAAAAGAAAGTGATTGATCCGATCAATGTGTTCACACCGATAGTGGCTTTAATTATCGGTGTAGCACTAGCAATAATGATTAATTCTATGAGGTAGAAAAATGACAGACATCGTAGACCGACTGCGAACTGTTGACATCAGTTGGAGTCAAGAAGGCGAGTGGTGTGCCGAGGCAGCCGACGAGATCATCAAGCTACGGGAAGATAAAAAATTTGGATTTGAATTGATGGATACATTTATAAAAGAAATCAATCGGCTGAAGCAAGTGCTACGCTTGATTGCCAATATGGAAAGCGACCCTGAGTTTGGTGTTCTACCTATAGCGACAGTACAGAAAATAGCACAAGACGCATTGGAGAAAGAGTGATGACAGTAAGTGAATTCATAGCAGTAATTTTTTTAGGTATTTTTCCGTTGCTGCTTGCCTTTGTAATAGGGAAAGAGTGATGGATATCGTTGAACCCAGCACAGATTGGATCAAGTTTGATGCAGAAACTGATGAAGTACCGTTTCTGCATATGCACGATTTGATCGAGGTTAACTACAAGAACGGTTATCAGTCTCCGCCAGTGCCAGCTTGGTCAGTTGACTTCGACGGTTCACGCTATCCCGTGACTGCTTACCGTGTGGTCAAAAAGGCGGACGTCAACGAGATCGAGCGGTTGCGGGGAGCGTTAGCGTTAGTCGTGACTTATCACGAGGGGTTTACTTTGACGATTGAAGAAGTTGTTGCAGCCGCCCGCGCTGCACTGAAGGAGGAAGAGTGATGATTGAACACAGAAACGAAAAAGGCGAACTGCATCGCGTAGATGGACCTGCTATTGAGGACGAAGATGGCTATCAAGTGTGGTATTTAAACGGCAAACGACACCGCGTAGATGGTCCCGCGATTGAGTACGGAAATGGCTATCGTGAGTGGTGGGTAGACGGCAAACGACATCGCACCGATGGTCCTGCGTTTGATCAGGCAAACGGCTATCAAGAGTGGTGGGTAGAAGGTGAGTTTATCAAGTGCGCACAATCGGGAGAGAGGAAGCAAAAGCGTGAAATGACGAACCTCAAAGAAGCCGCCGCTAAGTACAAAGAGTTGCGAGAAGCCACAACTGACCTGCTTAAAGCGATTGATGGGCTATTCCCCACAGACGGCCCTGTCAAGGCTAGGGTTCGTGCTGCGTTGAAGGAGAGCGAGTGATGGCTGAAGATATCATAATAACACTGAAGCGGAGCAACGACTTGCTGATGACGTTTGGCAACGATTATTCTGATGTGTTTTTACCCGCGATTGATGAGATCGAGCGGTTGCGAACGGTAGCTGTTAAACGTGGATTGTGGAAAGAAGCACCGTGTTGTGTCTGCGGATATAACGGCCCTAATTATTTCCAACCATCAGTCCATAAATGTGCCGCGATAGAGGAGAATGAGTGATGGATATCATTGAACGGTTAGACGCAGCGATAAAAACGGAAGACTTTTGGATCGGTGATCAAAGAGAAGATAATATCTTGAAAGATTCCAAAAAGATTATTGAGCAGTTGCGGGAAGTATTAGGAATGTGGTTGCGCTATAGCAAATCTGATTATGATGACCACGCACAGATGATTATTGATTGGTCTCAAGCAGAGGCCGCCACAAAGTCCGCACTGAAGGAGAAAGAGTGATGGATTACGACATGGATATACACCACAACCCAGACGCTCAAGCGTGGGCTAAGTTTTTTATTGAGACAACAGATGTTATGGATCGCGCTGCGTTCCGTGATGAAGGATACATGATTGCGTGGTTTTCTAATGCGATGATGGCTATGCACGATCATTTATATAAGACCGAGATTGTGCGGTTGCGGAATGATGCCGCCAACGAGATCGAGCGGTTGCGGACAAATCAGAGCATCATCATTGCATCGTTCCGCATTAACATGATGCGGCTTTGCCCAGAATACTCGCATGAGGAATTTGATAAAGATATCGCTGCTATGTTGAAGGAGAAAGAGTGATGGATATCGTTGAACGGCTGAGAAGCCATTGGGGCGGCGAGAGAATGGCTGACGTATCAATAGATGTCGCTGATGCCGCCGACGAGATTGAGCGACTGAGGATTAAGAAGAAAGTAGCCGTTGAGTGGATTAAGGAACTAATGGATTTCCTTGAGTTTATTTACAACCACCCGGAATTTTCGGATAGTTTGAAGGCATATGAATGGATCATGTTTCAGATTGAAATGATCATGGCTAAATATAACGAACCAGTAGGTGAGGAGCGGTGATGGACGCCATTGAGACGGAAAAAATTGTTACAACGGCTGAGATGTTTGAAATCGTCGGCAATGAATTAAAAGAAAAAAATGCCGAGATAGAGCGGTTGCGGTTAGCTAATTCAGACCTACAGATGCACTACGATTATGCCAGAACTGAATGCGATAAGCTGGAGGCTGAGGTAAAAAGACTGCGTGGATCGTTGTCTTTTATCTCAATGTTGACACCGCTTAGTGGTCAATCATGGGAGAGCCACGCAAGGTTTATTAACGCATATGCTCTTGATGAATTAAAGGAGAAAGAGTGATGGACAACATTGAGATAGCTGCTGCCCTACTTATGATACTGGCTGCGTTGGTAATTGAAGCACTTATGTCGCACATTGACGACCTTGAGTCGGAGAAAGAGTGATGATGGATTTGTTGTTTTATATTGGGACAGCAGTCATTTGCATCTCGCCTCTACTACTTGGGATTATGATAACTCGTAAGGAGAAAGAGTGATGGATGAAATTTGGTTTTGGATGGCAAATTTTATTTTGGCTTGTTGGTTTGGTTTACGGTTTGGCTTCTGGGAAAAATAAAAAAATTAAAGGAGAAAGAGTGATGGCAACAAAGAAGAAAGGCATCCTCACATCTGCACCGCAGTGGTGGGATCATCTGAAAGACTGGAAGAAAGTATTCTGGAGCGCAGAGCGCAAGGCCGCCAAAAGAGAAATTAAAAAGGAACTTCGTAATGGGTGACGCAATGATCGAAATTGAAGAACTGGATTTGTTTAACAATCTGGTCGAAACAGACGTTATTATCGAGAATGTCAAAGCGTATATCGTGTTTGACCGAGAAGAAGAATCTTTGTGGTATCTGTCGGCTGTCCAATGGGACGGCAATACTCTCGAATGGGATCAAGCACGGGAATTAAAATCATCTGAAATGAGCAAAATGATCTGGGAAAGTGTCCTGCTGGCTATCAACGACAAAGCCTCCGAGATAGCAGAGGATCACTTCCTAGATGAGGTGCATGATTACTGAGCCATCTTCAACGCAGTTTCTTCAGTCTCTTTGACTCGACGGCCCCAACCTTTGCCAAAAGTATCCCAAGTCGGTAGAGCCTGGAGAAACGCTAAACGCTTCTCGCAAATAGCAACGATCAATTCTTTTGGATCAGCTTCTGCTACAAGTTTCATGGTTGCTGGCCCGATAGCACCGTCAGGATTAGCACCGACAACGCTTTGTAGAAACTTGCTGGCACGACCAGTACCGCTGTTAATAGCAAGATCGAATACAGCAAAATCTGCACCTCTCGGTATTTCATCGCCTTTGACCTTGTCCCAATAGCGTGATTTATAAAGCGGAGCGACATCAGCAACCGTTAATGCTTTGATGTCATCTTTAGTCACCTCATGACCAACCCATTCCTCCCAGACCTTTTTAGTGCATCCGAGGTTGGTAGCACCGCCGGGGTCTTTTGGATGATCGACATAGCCACCTTCATGTTTCAAAACATGAGCCAATGATTCTTCAAAATTGTCTTTCATAGATCACTCCTTTGGCGTTGAGTTATAAATCATGGAATCTTTTTTCTGGCTTCCCGATGACGAGCCAAAATAAAATGCCATCACGCCTGTCCACCCAGCCGACAGAGTGCCGAGCAACATGAGCAAGACTTCCGAGCCGTTCATTGGCAAGCCGCTCATCAAGACAAAAGCTATAATGCCAAAATAGCCCAGCGTTACGCTCACCGCCAATGCCCTCGGTATCCAATCTTTCGTTTCAGTCTGCATAGACCGAGCCGACTTCCGATCATCGACCGCAAGAGCCTCCAGATCAATGTCTAACGATTTCATCTGAACTTTGAAATCAGCATCAATCTTTTTCAGAACTGACAACTGCTCAGGACTAGCATTGCTCATAGCAGCCTTCAGATCATCCTCAGAGCCATTCTCGTTGCCGAGCAGTGCCTGAGATAGTGCCTTGGTCGCCATCCCTGCTAGTGGCCCTCCTAGAGCCGTTGCGATGCTAGGTGCAACTGAGCCGATTAATGGCCCGAACACTTTAAGAAGTTCCATCTTTGCCTCCTGTTGATTTGCTGCCGAGCATAATACCAGACAGCGTACCTGTTAGAAATGTTGCGATTGGTGCGATCAATTTGAAAAACTCTTGGTCGTTTGGAGCCTGTCCGTCGATGGGTTGCACCACAAAGATCAAACTGTATAGCACGGCGAAAACAGTCCCTGTCAGTGTCAGGCATAAGCTGATGCCGATAATGAACTGTAGCAGAGCGTGAAGTTCATCTTCTTTAATTCTCATCTTGCAACCGATCCACATGGATTTTGTTTCAAAGTATCAGCAGTACACGTTCCTGATGCTGTGCAGATCGGAGGATTGCATTCAGCACTGTCCCAGTTCGCAGGGTCTTGGCATGGGTATCTATACCGATCCTCGCACCCAGTTAAGACAATCATCAAGGTTATGATTAGATATTTCATTTGCTTGTAAACAGAACCATGCCGATACCAACACAAGCGGCAAATAATATAACCGCACCGATTAGCCAAGCACCCATGATAAGGTCTTTCCTGTTTTCTTCAGCCTCTTTCATGGCAATAGCAGCCTGACGAGCAGCTTCTTTCCTCATTTCTGTTACTTCTTTTTGGATGCTCGTCCACGCTGCGATTCCGTACGCACCTACGAATAAATTTCGAGTGTCTAATTGAAGCTGTTGAGCCTTAGCCTTTAGAGTGTAAAGTTTGATTGCCTCTGCCTCAAACTCAGCTTGGCTCTGAAAAAGCCGTTTATTCCTTTTGCCGCTGGTTAGTTGAGTTATCTGGGCAATACGACCGAATAGCGATCCGACTTTTTCGGCAACATCCATCATCTCATGGCCAGAATCAACCGCACCTTTGATGCCGTTGTATAAAGCAGTCGCCCCGGCGATTAAGGTGAATGGATCGAGCATTTATCTATCAAACATTCTGTAGACCCCATCGACAACAAAACCGAGAACCGTTCCGATGATCAGCAACACGGCCCCAGCACCTTTCCATCGATTAACGGAGTTCGATATCGTTTTAATGTCAGCTTTCAATTCAGCCATATCGGCATGGAGCCGCTCAACATTAGCTTCCAAGCGACCGATCTGCTGGTTCAAATCATCCGACATTCTAGTTCCCTCAATCGTTAATTAATAATGCGTTGATGTAAACCGTAAATTCGTTTTGCGATGAAGATGATTTTGCTTCAACAGAAAAATCGGTTTTCTCAGGAATTCTGAATGGAACTTGTAGATCGAACACAAGATTGCCAGTGACAAATGTTGTTTCAAAAAAATAATATGTTGGCCCGTTAAAGAATTTCTCTTTGATCCTTAAAGTCCCGTATTTATTTGATCCAACAGTGCCAGATGTCATTGTAAATTTTGTAATGTAAAAACTGTACCCTGCTGGTACGGTATAAACCGTGCTTTGCTGAAATCCATAAATCGCTTCAATAAAGCAATATTGAATACCATTATTTGTTAATGTGATATTTCCTGCATTATTGCCATTAGTAATTCGTGAATCGTTAATTCGGAGAAACTGATTAACCGTCACTACTGGCGTTAGACCATTAAGAGTTATCGTTTCAACCAATGGCTTATAATCAGCATCCAGACCTTCAATGCGAACTCCCATTGTGTCTAATGCTGATGTGGATACCACGCTGATATTTACTGCCGCAGTCGGGAATACATAGACTCCACCGCCATCGTTGAAGATGGTTTCAAAAGCAGTGCCGACTGTACGGTTGAACCCGACTAGATGAACTGGTGTCATGTCAGGATGAATACCGCGAGCAGCATCCAACCCGATGTTTCGACTAGATGTCAGATTAATTCGTTGAACAGCCATGATGATCCTCTAGTCAATGTTCTACACCGAAAAGAGGATCGTCAAAAGACAGATTATTCGCCCCAATTTTGAGAACCAACAGCAGTGATTAAAATTAAAACATCTGCTGCGTCAGCAATAGCTGTTTCCAGTCTGGCACATTCAGACACAACAGATGCACGAGATGTTGCAATCGCAGCAGGAACATCAATAGACCGTTCCATCTTACGAACAATCATCCAGTCTGTCTGAGCAAGGAGTTTGCCTGCTGTGTCTTTGATCTGGCTGATCCAATAAGCCTTTAAACCGTCCAAGTCTTTTGGATTGTCTAAGCCCCAATAGAACCTGTCGTCGTATGGCTCAGGATCGGCAACCTCTGTAATACCGATAGCAGAGCGATCTTTAGATGAAGCAAGACGCAACCAGTTGTTTGGATACTGAATGCCGTTATGGGTAAACCCAATGTCTAGCGGCAGCGACCGATTGTCTAACATGAACATAATTTTACCTCGCTAAATATGAAATTGCTTTGAGCATCAAATTGGGACTATCTTTTAACAGACCCAATGCACGATTACAGGCATCACAAAGTAATCCTCTAACTCTGCCAGTTGAATGGCAATGGTCAATGTTTAATCTCTTTTTGTGATTATCAGGTGGAGATGAATTACATATTGCACATACACCATTTTGCCTATCTAGCATCTTGTTGTATTCTGCAAAATCTAACCCGTAATTTCTTTTCATGTGCAATTCAAGGTCATATTCTTTTGTTTGGCTACGACCATGTTTGTATGATGGAGAATGTTTACCTTTACGAAATTGCAAACAACCGCATGATTGAGTTCTGCCAGTTGCCATTTGGCTAAACCCAACTATCTTTTCAGTTCCACAATCGCACATAACTCGATATTTAAAACTGCCGTTTCCTGTGCGTGATTCAGTCTTTTCCAATAGCGTAAGCATCGCTATCTTTGTGCCTGATTGATCTTGATGAAAACGTCCTTGTGGCATAGTATTCCTCAACGACCGAGAGCAAATTTAAAAGGCACTTCGGCAAATGCCATGTAGATGTATGCACCGCCGCTGGCATTACTATCCACTCCAGTGCTTCTTAATTTGAAACCATTAGATAGAAAGTCGCTTGGGTGGCTAGTATCTTCGGCATTTGTTAGATTTGGATAAAGAGCGGCTGCTGGTTGATTAAATGTTGAACGTGATGAATCATAGATAATCCAATTACCCGTTGAATTCGTTCGCTTATACATAACAAACCGTGGCCTAAATCCGGTAAACACAAACGGCCCATCAGCCGAGCCGTTGCCTGTGTAGGAGCCGAATGCCGAGTATCCTGCTACTGCGGAAAAGCAGTAGGCGACGTGTTGACCGCCACCTGTAGTTTGGTTCGTATCCATTGAAGAACCAGTACCAACCGAGAATACTGTGGAAGATGGCGTAGCCGTAAATCCTTGGGTATCCGCAGAAATAGCATTGGTTGAATTTAAAATAAGTTGTTGGTTTGCCCCTACCGACACATGGTAAACGGCCCATGAAGTAGTAGCTTGTCTATTTTTAATAATAATCATGCTGGGTGCAACACCCAATCCATGACCAATCGTTGCCGCTGCACCCGTACCCGTATAAGTAACAATGCTGAAACCAGCCGTAGGATTGGCCCTTACTTGTGCTGAGATTGAGCCACTAGTGTTGGTTACAGTTGAGCCGCCAGCGTTCCATTGCCAAGCAACTAAAGTAACCGCATTACCGTTCCATTGTGAATCTGTGCCAACAGAAAATCCGTTGCTATTAAAAGATGTCATTCTGTTGCCAGCAGTTTGTTCTGCCGAAGTAGAATCAGAAGTAACATATTTGTCGTATCCACGAACAGAATCAACTAATTGACTATTAGTTGCCGCACTACGAGCCTTTGCCCATATCCAGTCAGGCTGAAACGTCGTGCCAATAGTGTTGTTTGTTCCATTAGAAATAGTTTGGCTTGTGCCATTACCCGTATAGGTCGTAGCAGCCATATAACTAGCACCATTCTTGATTGTCGCATCAGGAAGGTTCTGTGTATTGAGTGCCTTGAACCCAGATGGTGGCGTGTAGGAGAAGGGGCGTTGACCAAAGTTTGCATTAACCGTGACTGCTCCAGCAGATGCAAAATCTGGGGTGTAAGAACCAGCAACAATCGTCTTTGTGCCTTGTGATGTGTTGTTCTTGTAGAAGGTGATCTGAAGGTTATCCAAATCAAGAGCCACGCCAATTACATCGCTAGTGGTAAATGTTGCTCCATAGGCGACACCAGATGTCGCTGTGTAAAATTGACCATTTGAACCGTAATAATGGTAACCCTGCGAAATTGAACTTGCTGATGGAACGGCTGTGCCCAAAATAATTCCCGGCGCGGCAGATGCCCCGCTTTGAGTTTGCTCCCAATACCACTTGCCACTTGACTGAGCAAATGATGCTGGTTGTTCACCTCCAGCAACAGCCCAAGTTACATTCAAGTTCCCACTTGCGACTGTTGATGTTGATGGTTTTTTAAGCGGATTCAGCACCGCATAATTCCCTCGACCAGTGCTGCCATCAGGAAATGGTGTTGGGGTATCAATCATGGAATCGTACGTCACACCAGCAGTTACGCTGATATTGTTTGGCGTCCAGTTATTGCCGTTGCCCGAATAATCTTTGCCAATGGTTGCGGCTGTCGATGCAGAGTTATCGCTGAAGTTCAGATAAAAACCGTTTGTCCCGTATGTGCCTGTGTATTTCTTTGGCTTCCATACGCCAGTGATCGCGTCATACTCTCCAAAGCTAGATGGAGTTAACGCTTGTCCATCGACAAAGTTGATTTCTGTAAGGTAGCCGTCATAGTAATTACTAGAAAAACCACCTAGCGAACCTATGTAGCCAACTGTGCCAGATGCGTTCCAATAAGAAGTTGTCAAGTTATTTGTGGTAGAATTTGTTGTGACTACGCCGTTAACATAAACTTGCAGTGCAGAACCAGAACCATTTGCTCTAACAACAATGTGATACCAAGCGGAAGGGTCACGAAAAACTGCATTTGTGGTAATAAAAGTTGTAGATGCGTCTGAAATTTGAAATGTATTAGTTGTAGCAAACAAAAACTCAAGTCGATTAGCTGTACCCGCAGAAAACACATCAACTTGCGTTCCAAGAGTACCCCGTTTAGTCCAAAAAGATAATGTCCATGTGTTTTGACTTGTTGGTGTGCCAAACGTCCTATTAAAATAAGCTGTCGCAGATGATCTAAACCGCACGGAACGGCTGATCTGGTATCCCGATACACTACCTA